TAGGTCAAGAACACGTGCTGCCTGTGTACCATCTTTGGTAACGTTGGCAAAAAGTGTAGATAAACGAGCAAACTGGAACTTACCAAACATTTGCTCAATAACCTGAGCTCTATTTAGTGGATCAAGTTGATTTAAAGCTGTAGCAAACTCAACAACAGTTGCCTTAAGGTTTCCTCTATTATCTTCTACAATCTTTTTTGCATTGATTCCAAAAGCTAAAAGCATATCGTTTGCTTTTCCAGTTGGATTAATTAAAGATCCAAGACCAGACTTTAATGCGTTAGCCCCTTCTGATGCATTAATTCCACCTTCTTTCATTGCAGTCATAAAGAATGCTAAATCTTTAAGATCTCCACCAAGTTGTTCAACTACTGGTGCAGCTTTTGGAATTGCAGTTGACATATCATCAAGAGATAGAACAGTCTGGTTTTCTACTGCGTTAAGAAAATCAATTGATTCTGCAAGCTTTTCAGAAGACATTGAGAAAGCATTTTGTAAAGCAATTGTTGTTTCAAGAGCTTTTTGACTATCTACTTGTCCAAGAATAGAAAGCTTAGTTGCTGCAGTTGTTTGTCTTTGAAGATCTAACCCCTGAAAACCTGCTGCTGCAGCTTCTGCTGCAAGTCCAACTGTTTGAGAAACAGCAACACCATACTTAGTAAACTGCTTTCCAAGTTCTGTTATTCCTTCTAGTGCTGCTTGGGTTTCTGATGCTGGTGTAAATAAATCTCCGTATACCTTCTTAAAACGAATAGCCTGAGTTTCCATATCCATAAAAGTTTTTGATGCTGCTGCACCAACACTTATTAATGGAAGTGTAAAACCAACCATAAGCTGACGACCAGCCCACTGTGTATTCTTACCAAAGTTAAGTAGGTTTGTAGAGCCTTGCTTTAAAAGCTGATTAAGTAATGCTTGCTTTTCAGAAGCAATCATTGTCTTTGTTGCAAGATCATTCATGTCAAGAGACAGAGGTCTTACAGCAATTGCCTTCATAGCACCGTTTGCATCACGGCCCATCTTGATGTATTGTGTCTGAAGGTCTTTTACGTTTTCTCTAGCAACCTTGTTTATTGTCTCAAATTCAGACTTAAACAATCTACCAAAAGTTTTTGATGCTCCACCAGCATACCTAAAGTATTCTCCAAGTGAGAACTTATTCTTCTCTAAAGAATTTGTGAACGACTCAGTGGTTGTTCTGATTGTTTTCATCTGGGCAGAGAACTTGCCCGTAGCATTAATTGAGTTAATTAAGCCTTGCTGCATTTGAGCAGTAACTGCATTAGCTGCAGCTCCGCCCTTTGCCATTGATGTATGAAAGGCTGATATCTGTCTCTGTAAGTTTTTGATATTCGCCAGTGCTTCAGCAGTATCAATACTTACCTTAATATTGGACTGAGCATCAGCCATTCATTACACCTCTTTATTTAATTATTTACTCATCTGCATTGCTGGCAAAGAGTGTTGCTGCTTCAGAAATTGGAACTCCTGATGCTACTTCAACAATCTTATACACAGTAGGCAAATCAATATTTTCTTCCAGAGCAGCAATATCTGATGCTAGTTCTGGCTTGTATTGCTCCATTGCGATTAGTACACATTCCATAAGCAGATTAATTGACTTTTCGTTATCATCTACTACCTCTGCAATACCCTCAAACTTTTTCATAAACTTTCGTAAAAGTGAAATCTTAAGCGGTCTTAGAGTAATTTCTGTACCATCAATTAGCTTAATCTGTTGTGCTTCATAAACAGTTGTTGCCATGTTGATCCCTCCCTAGGTTTACATTAATTATACCATGAGAGAGGGGTCTCTTGCGTCTTCATAATCAAGCCCTATACCAATTCCAAATCCTACCTTTTGAGCATTCTGACCTTGCAGTGCTAATATGTCATTACTATCATTTGTTGCGCCACCACTAAAGACTCTTGCCTTCATGTTTTCCCATTCTTTCTGACCACGATCTGAGTCATTTGAGTCTTCTAAATCAACACCTTGGATTGCTGCAAAAAACTTTTTTTCTTGATAGTCTAGATCTCTTTTGCTAGATATAATTGCTATTATTTCTGATAAAGATAATGACTCTTCTAGTTCAGAGTAGTCCTTCCATATACCCAACAAAAATACTTCAGACTCTAACTTGGCTAAATCAAAATCTTCCCAAGATGGGCCTGGATCCCCTTTTTGTGCTTGTGTCTTTACGTCTTCTTCTTTATTTTCACCAATTTTAATATTTCCAGCTATATCTAAAATTTCATGAACTGTTGGCAAATCAATGTTGTCTTCTAATTCTTCTATGCTTTTAGATAGTAGTGGATAATACTGTTTCATAGCAATTCTTGTGCATTCCAGCAAAACTATCATAGCTTCATCATCATTTGTGGTGTACTTAATCTTATCAAAAGCATCCATAAACTCTCTAAGGTACTTAATCTTAAGAGGCATAATCTCTATTTCTGTTCCGTCAAACAGATAAATATTTTTTGTTTTATAAATTGATGTAGCCATAGTATATTAAGTTTACCACAAAAACAACAAAGCCCACCTCGTTATGAGATGGGCTAAGTCGTATTATTAAGTTGTTATTATGATACTGGTACGAAGGTACGATCTACGATCTTACCGTATGAGCCAGAACCATCTTCTGGTAGTAGACGGAATGAAACTTCAAACATTGAAGCCTCGTCACGCTTTGCAGATACTGTTACATTCTCAATTGAGAGTGCACGGTATGCGGTGTATACACGCTCTACTGTAGTAGAGTTAGCACAGTCACCTGTTCCTGGACCAATTGCAACAATTCCTCGTTCAACTGGGCACTCACCGATTTGTCCAGCGGACAAGTTAAGAGAGCGTCCGTTTGAAGTTGACTTTGTACCTGTAAGCTGTTCGTCTCTGCCTGCTAAAGCAAGTAGAAGATTTTCTAGTGTTGCTTCTGCAAATGCTGTTGCAAGATTAACCTGCATTCCTTGCTTGTAAAGCTTTGCTACGTCAAGAAATTGATCAACCTGAACTTCACCGAAGTCTGGTTGGAACTGTATTTCAAGACCGTTCATTGTAAAACCAACATTATTGTATGTTGAATCGTTTTCCAATGTATCTTTAAAAGACTTTGCTGAATCAAAAGCCTCCAGCGTTGACGGAGTCAAAGTTGTGTCTGCAACAAAAAGTGCTGCTGCGCCAACGATAATGTTAGACGAAGTTCCACGATTATAGTTTGCCATTTATTTCACCTCTTTCTGTAAAAATAGATATTTAATTGTACGGCGTTGTGTTTCCTCAACTCAATTATAACATTGTTTTATAGGACTATTTTTGTGGCTGGCTTAGGCTCTGGTCTCCAGGTACTGGCCGTTAGGTCTGGCATCTGATGGTAGTCAAAGTCAATAATTATCTTGTTACCGCCATAGGTACGGGCTGTGCCAAAGTCTATAATATCTCTGGTCTCCTCAAGTTGATATACCTTGAAGTTATGGAAATAGAACTGATTTTCTAGATCCACTGTGCCTGTTGGGGTTGTTACACGTATCACTCTATTTGAACACCAGTCATTAATCTCTTCTGCTGTTTCATCAAATCTGTCCATAAGTCTAAGAACAGATTCCTGTATTGTAATCATTTTTTCTACTGGGTTTTCGCCTGTTGCATAAAAATAATAAAGCAACTGCTCACATTTAATATGTGGAAAACCTTTTCTATTCATCTTAATAAGTCTATCCCATGTAGCAGCAACACCTTGTGTACTTCTACCAAAATAATCAGTTAGGTCGTCTATAGTAGATGGAGTTGATGGGAAAAATGGAAATGTAGCATTTTCTTCTCCATTATCATTTTGAAATATTCCAGATATCTGTTCCTGCAGATATTTATTAATCCATAACACTGGAGTATTAAGAACCCCAGTTGATCCTATCCAAAGCTCTGCATACGCCATTATTTAATCCCCGCATTCGCTATCCATCTATAGCCTACTTGGTATCCCTTAGTTTTACCAGACGACTTTCCTGCTGACAGGTTCTTTCTGTATACATCTGCATTATTAAAGTATTGATAAATACCGCTTGTTTTTAAAAATGCTTGAGTAAAATATCTGGTAAAAAATGTGTCTACTACCTTTTGGAAAGAGCCAGTTGTTGCCCTTCCTCCAGGTGACTGTACTACAACCTCGCCTTTAGTAAAGACTGTTTCTCCGCCATCTTCAAAAACCAATACGTCTGATCTTTTTGGTCTTATGGTTACTGGAGTGCCTTCTTCCATTATTTTTGCCTTGTTATAAAAAGGTACTGATGAGCCATCTTTAATTGATGTTGATTGCTTAAATGTTGACACAAACGAAAGGCCAAGGTTGCTTATTGTATAGTTTATATCGTATAGACGTGCATCAGGACTTCCCACTTTAGACCATTCATATATATGGTGTAGTGCTTCTGGATTTACCCTGGCATTTGAGTCTATATATTGCTCTAATATTTCTTTTGTCATTACTCCAACATTATTTAAAAACTTGATTTTTCCTGCTTGTACTCCTTCTAAGAATCCAATTGAGTAGTTCATGATGTTCTTCATGTCTTTTTTAAAAGCAACGTCATTCATTATAACTTTCATTATAGGTCACTTGCCTGATTCTCTGATCTTCTCAAGACTACCTTATAGTACTCTACACTGCCAAAAGGACCAACTATAGCTTCAGTTGATGCTATTTCATATATAGTTGAGCGTCCGTTTCTTGGGCCAGAAGTTTCTAGGTATACATCTTCTTGTTGTGGTGTCCTTATGTTTGTTACGACTACGTTAGTTACTGAGTTTCTATTGTTTGATGAAGAGACTCTAAGGTCTGTCTTAGTTCTGCCTAACAATATGTTTTCTTTGGTTATATTAACATTGGGCTTAACATCTTCAGATGCTGATTGACCAGTAGGTGCAAAGTTGCAGGCAATTGATCTGTCAAGAATCCACTGCTTCTTTACGTTACCGTATGCTCCCTGATCTACTATTGGGTAGTAGACATCTGCAAGCATTGGGTATAAAAAGTCTGTTGGCTCGCATTGCATTAAAGAATACCTATTCTTGTTATGCTTTGCTTATACTTATCAAGGATTTTATCAACAAGCATGTTTCCAGTACCGTCCAAAACTGTCTTATCAAACTGAACTCTAAACTGCTCTGTGTTGTATGATGTTACATATCTCTTGTAATAATCTATTTTGCCACACTTAATATCCTCAATTAGCATTGATGCTGCTTCATATATGTCATGTGGAACAACCTTGTATCCTGTTTCAAGCAAGAACAGATAATCCCATCCTTCTGGGAAATGTGATCCAGTTGAGAATGTATATGCATTCTCACTATAATCTGTATCGTAAACATTAAATGAATCTGATGAAGCAGTACTAATAGTTGAACTCTTTTGCTCAGATCTATTGCCAATCATTCCTGCTTCTTCTGTATTTTTCATGATAGCAGTTTTATCTTTTGTTAATTCATATACCCATTCACCAAGAACAGGGGATTCTAAACTTGCATCATAAACTAATGCTGAATTTTCATATGCCTTTAAGATCTTGTAAGTTCTGTCCCAAATAGGAAGGTAATCCGTTCCTTGTCCAGTCTTATCAAGCCACTCAATCTTGTAGTAAAATCCACCAGTAATTGAGTCAATTATGGCTCTTGCAATTCTCTCATACTGTGCATACTCTGCAATCTCAGATGCTGTTGTTGCTAACTTAGATGGGTTTACATATGGTCTTTTTATTTCTAGGTTATCTTCAACAACAATTAAGTCTTGATCTTCTGTTAATCCCTCATATACAACTAAGTAGTAGCTGTCGTCATACTTAGTAAAATCCCCAGAAACCTCTATAGCAATTTTTGATTCTGAAGATGACTCCACTTCGTACTCTGCAAGTATGTCGTTTCTATCCTTGTCCTTGACATGTACTAGATGATCCGTGTTTGGCTCTGCAACGGTATACGTAACAAGGATAGGGTATGGTGGTAATCTTAAAGCTTCCATGGTTTACTTACCGTATGCTCTCTTCACTTCTTCTGGAGAGGCTGTACGTACAGACTTGTTTGTTATCCATTTATCAGCATTCTCCTTAGTGACTATGTTATACCCTACTGATAACTCTCCAACCCCATTCCAAAAAAGATTTCTGGATGAGTAGATTGCTACCTTTTCTTTTGGCTCTTGCTCACTAACTACTAACTTTGATGACTCTTTAGGAACAAAGCTAAAAATTACTTCTAAAATATCATTTTTTGTGCTTACCCCAAATAGGTCAATGTTATTTTTTTTAGCGTATGACTTTAACTCAAATACGGTTTTACTTTTTAATTCTTCTATCAATGACATATTGACCTCCACTGCTATTATATCAGAATATGACTAAGGGAGACAGTTTTTACGCTGTCTCCCCTTGTCGTTGTAATCAGAGATTATGATTCTGATGCTGCGTCTGCATAAGCGACTGCATCAAGCTCTTCCCACTGAAGACCGAAGCGGACGAATACTGTGTACTCAATTGTGTCCTTCTTTGGTTGGTATGTGCGGTTTACAGTGATATCTCGCTGGAATCCCCATACACGGTTTGAAGGGAATGTAAGATCTACATAGCCTGTTGGGTAGTATGGAACTTCCTGTACGTCAACACCAAGAACACGTGTTGTACGTGCTCCACCGAATGTCTGTGCTCCACCATCTAGGTAAGCCTGACGATTAGCTTGTGTTGATCCTGCGATCTGTCCTGCAAATGCTTCTGCAACTGCATCAGCAAGTGTACCGTTATTCTTAACGATTCCCTGGAATGCATCTGTACCTGCGTAGAACTTTAGGTTGTTCTTGATTGCACGGTACTTGCGTGGCATTGCAAGAATGATATCCTGCATAACTTCTGGTGTCCATGCATTGTCTGCAACAGTTACGATTGACTCATGTGCGCCACCGTCTGTCTTGACACGATTTACGAAACCTTCCATAATGTTAAGGAATGCGTTTGAGCCTGTTCCTGTACCATTAATAGCAAGATCTTCAATATCGTTTGCGAATGCATTGGTCATCAAGCGAACTAGATGATCTTCAAGTGCTGCGCCTTCAATATTGTCTTCTAGTGCTTCTGTTGAAACTTCCCAGTCAAGACGAATCTTCTTGGTTGTAAGTTCTACCTTAGAGAATGTTGCACCTGCATTTGTAAATTCAGGTTGTGCCTGTGCTGCTGCACGGATGACACGCTCTCCAACGTTAACCTTCTCAAGTTCCATTGTGTTAGCACGCATTGTAACTCTACGACCATCCTTGGCTAGTACAGTTGCATCCCATACGTAATCAATGAAGCGACGAGCCTGCTCTGGTGCAAGAATACCACCTGGTGTACCAGTTGGATTTACTGCGTTTGGTCCATCTGTTAGTCCATAGTTTGCTGTGGCAATGTTACCAAGTGAAGCTGCTGGACTTAGATTTCCATTAGGTCCTTGTGCTGTTGCACCACCAATTCCACCTGATACGGCAACGCCATCACCTGTGGGATGATTAAAAGACTTTTGGAGCTCTGTGTTTGTTGTTTCTGACATATTGTTCACCTCCTAGTGATTTTGTTTTAGTTAAATAGGTCGGAATTTGTGAGGAAACGTCCGCCCCATAGGGATTTCTGAATCACTTTAGGTGATTCCTGTACAATCTCGCCGAGATCGCCAGACTTGCGGAAAGCGGTATCTGCAACTACGGCATCAACGGTCTTTCCAAATTCATTAAAGCTTCCCTTAACTTCCTTAACTTCCTCTGTTACGGATTCAAGAGACTTTGTAATTGCATCAACGTTGGCTTGCATAGCCTTTACTGTTGCTGCGAGATCGCTCAAGGCATTAGTTACAGAGTTCTGAATTTCAGAAACTGCCTTAGCAACTTCTGCTGTTGCTGTTGCAACCTCAATGATTGCTTCGTCAGCCTTCTCTGTTACTTCTTCAATAGAAGGAGCACTAACCTCTTCAACAACTGCATCTGACTTTTCTGCTACAACTTCTTCTGTAACTTCTAGTGACTTTGCAACTGCCTCTGCAGGAGCCTCTGGAGCAACCTCAACTTCATTAACTACCTCTGCTGCTTTTGCTACTGGAGCATCAACAACTGCTGTTGTTTCTTCTGTCATAGGATTATCCTCCTTTGCTATCTTAATTGTTCTAATGCCTTTTGCACTATCAACTAAGAACTTTATCATTTCTGTTTTTTCTGAATCATTCTTTTCAACAAAACCAATGTTTTTCATTTCTTCACCAGTGACTGGACTTAGCTCTGATTCATTTGCTGACAAAGTTACTAGACCAGACTCTGAGTCGTAAAATACATTTTCAACAACTAGATTGGCTGATGATCCTGTTAATGTATCTACTCCGTTAACCTTTTCAACGGATACAATATTTGCAAACTGATTTGCTGGGGAATCTACAAGACTCAACTCAATCAAATCATATTCCTTGATAACTCTAATTGTCTTATCTGCTTTTTCATCATATGCATCATCCCACTTGTTCATTCGTCCCCCAATAGAAAAACCAGTGTATGTGCCATCAAGAACCTTTTCCCAGGCATCCTGTGCGCCCTTTGAAATATAGGCTGAAACAAAAACACCCTTGTAAAACTTCTTTGACTCTGTGTCAAAATATTTTTCTTCTTTAAATGAAACCATCTTGCCTACTGCTGATGGTTGATGCATTTCTCTAATGTTGCCACGGAACTTTGCAAAAGCTGCCATAGAAGCCTCTGTTGTTACAATGTCATCTTGCTTATCTAGATTATCCAAAGATGCGAATCCAGAAACAATGCGCTTCTCTTTGTCTACTTTTGTAAGAGGCATTGACAGACGTACATTATCGCCGTCTGTTGACCAATGTGCTTTAGTTATATTCATGACGATTCTATTATACCAAACCTTTTAAACATTTTCTCAACTATTGAGACGCTCTGCCTTCACCCTGTGGATTGCGTCCAGTTGTGGTTGCAGGTCCATCAGATTGACTATTGTTTCGTTCAGTATCTCTTGCTCTGTTACCAGATGAGTTTGCTCTAGCATCTGTTGCTTGTCTTGGAGACATCTCAAATGGAGTATCTCCATCTGGGTGCTGTGGAAGACCAATTGCTTCACGAGCTTCATTTGGCATCATTACCTGAGTCTTTACATATCTTTCTAGAATCTGTGATTGAGTAATTTCATCTGTAAGTGTAAGTTCGTTAAACTTTAACTCAAGAACATCTGTTTTTTCTTTAATGATCTTATTAATAACCTTATTCAAGTGTCCCTGTGCAGGACGAGAAACTTGTTCCTTAAATGTTCTATCTTGTGCAATTGATGCTGCAATTGCTGCTGAGTCAGTACCGCCAAGTTTTGAAATTGGCACCTGATGAGCAACAAGAATATCGTCACGATTTTGCTTACGATATTCCTTAAATGAACCATCTTGAATGCCATTCTCAATTGGCTCCATCTTAAACTCAACCTTATTCTGGTCAGTATCTCCAGGAAGTGGAATGTATAGAGTTCTGTGAGACTGTGCCTTAAGACCTGTCTGCAAGAAGCGGAACATCTTGTCCTCTGCTTCTCCAGAAAGCTTTGCGCCCTTTAGGGTTACTACATATCTTGGAACAGCCTTATTCTCAAAGTAATCAATATTATATTGTGATGCAAGTTGATCACCAATAAGTGAAGGAAGTGCTGCAATAATATCAGGAATTCCATAGAAAGTATTTAGTGGAGAATATTCCTTGATATGAATAATCTCATTTGGTCGTGGGTCTTCTGTAACTGGATTAGGATTGGTTGCACCAAAGTTTCTAAAGTAAACAATCTTTTGTGCAATGATCTGCATGTATCCGTCACGCAAACGGCGAACACGAATTGTTGTTGATGGTATGTGTCCAACATATCCAATGTCTCCATTTACTGTGCGACCTATTTCAAGGTATCCATTTCCAGTAGACTCAACATCTGTATAAACCTTTTCCATTGTTTTAGTAAATGAATCATCATCATTAAGATTTTCTAGCCAATCACGCATCTCAAGCTTCATTCTTTCCATACGCTTGCGTGCTTTATCTGTAGCGCTTTGCTCTTTACCTTCAAAAGAAAGCATGGTGCGGTCTGTTGGTTCAAAGGAATATCCAAGACCAACAATATTTGCAACCTTTGCATCAATAGCAGCATGGTTAGCAAAAGATGTATCATAAAAATTTGCAAGTTCATAAAGATTATATGGAGGAGTAATTACATCAAACAGTCCATAACCATTTCTGTATACAGTTCCAGGATTAATTTGCTTTGATGAAGCATCTACACCTGATGGTGTAACATTTGCAGAATTTAGATATGCTGCATTATTTACATCTGCAAACTTGTTAAGGTTTCTTGCTGTTCTGCGACGAAAGTTTTGCTCTAGTCCAGAAAAATCTTTAAGTACGTCCCATGGCTTATTGAATGGGTCTTGATCTCTAAAAGGGTTTTCTTTTTCATTTTGTGTATTTAAACTTGCAGAGATATACTGATATTCTTCATTATCCATTTTCGTAAGCTTCTCTTCCATGTGTATTAAGTGTGTCCTTTGCAGCTTTCCAAGCACCTAAGTCATTCTTAGAAGGTATTAAACCATTTACCATGCGATCAAGCTGTTCTGAATGCTCTTCCTCTGAAATACGTGTAAGTCCAGGAACAAAGATTGCTTCGCCATCACCTGAATCACCGTAGTACTTTGCTGCATTTTTTAGTTCAGATATCTTTGAAATGTCACCACGCATAGACTCAATATTAAGAACGCTTCCATTACCGTCAGTAAACCAACTACCACTTGCTTTTTTATAGACGTATAGTCCCCAGTCGTAGTTCTTTTCAATTACCTTTTTACGTACGTTTCCAACAATTGGCAAACCAGTGTTTGGATTGATTAATGGATTATTTGTTTGACTCATAACCATAAGTATACCATAATGATGCTAGTGTGTACCACTAGCTACCATTAATACAGCTTAATCTCACAAGCATCAGTTGAGCAGTATGCTTCACCCTCAGCCTCAAGATTTTCTACACCATCATAAATCGCAGACCAATCAATCTTGCCAATTGTTCCTACATATGCGTTGTATTCTTCTCTTGAAATCTCACTGTAGGGTTGCTGTGGGTAAACCTTGTCTCCCATTGGCAAGAAAGATACCGCCTTTAGTTGACCCTCATACATATTTAGTGCTGGAGCTACAAACTGCTTTTCTTTGTCCTTATCAAATGAAAGTGTTACAGAAACACCATTATCTGACCAGTACTTCTGTGCAGTTGCTGCCAAACCAATCTTCTCAAATAGGCTAACTTGTTTCTCTGCACGCTTATGTCCTGAAGCAACTGGGAAGTATACTACTGAGGTATTTGCTGACACTAGATCTGCTTCAATCTTATACCCTGCAGCTTTGAAAAGGTGAAGCATTGGATCAGTGTTTCCAAAACGAATTGCACGTAGGTAGAATTCTCCACCAGGTCCCCAGTGAACTCCAGGAGTTGCACCAGAAAGAAGTGAAACAGATCCTGATGGCTTAACTGTTGTTACACGAACTGATTCACGAACACAAAGCCATTCTGAGTACTTATGATCGTAGTGACGAATCTTATTATATCCTTCGTCCATCCATTCACGTGTTGTTGGAAGACCATATGTGTCTGCAAATGATGCAATACCTGTCAATGATGTTCCAATACGACGATTTCTTTGCATGATACCGTTTGTTTGCTGCCAATGTGTAGGCATAAGAGTTACAGTCTTTCCATAAAGATATGCAAACTTCAATGTCTTGAGGAAGTCCTCCTTAGATTCATGACGATTTAGGTGCACTTCTACAAGTGTACATAGCTCATATGATTCCAATGGCTGCTCCGCACAAGGATTGAAGCCCATAATGCGAGCATCTTTATAGTCAGGTGCATCTGCAAGACGGCCATAATCACGAGCAACATCAAGCCAAATAAAACCTGGTTCTCCGTTATCCGCAATTAAATCTACATAGTCTTCATACTTTGTTCCAACTGTTGCTGAAATAGAATTGTTTGACATCCAAGCCCATCCTGGTTTTTGTGGATCGTATGAGTTACGCTCTGGAAATACTTCTGGATTCTTAAGATTAATAAAATCATTATCATCTGGTGTTCCAAGTGCAAGAGTAGCAGAACGACGAACATTGCCAGAAACAACACATGTTCCAATAAGATTAATAATATCAACAATTGCACGGCTATCTAAGAACTCTCCTGCTCTAGAACCAATTACATTGCGAATACGTGTATGGAGATCAATAAGTGGTGCTGGACCGCTTGCAACGCCTCCGAAGCCCTTAATAGGGGCACCTAGAGGACGGATAAGGTCATAGTTAAATAGTTGAATTGACTGGTTCTGTCGTAGGAATGAATTTATAAGCATACGAACTGATTCAACCCAACCTTCACGAGTATCAGGAATGTCATAAACTGATTCTGGTTCTGTAGGTGCATAAATTGGCATCTTCTTGTCTTGTCCAAGGGTATCAAATCCAACTCCAATACCCAGCATTAATGCATCCATTACCCAAGCAAATAGTGCGCCAGGGTCGTTGCGATCAAGGTCTCTTGTTGAAACCATTGCACAATTTTGAAGGGAGGCAGAGTTACGCTTCTCCATAGTCATAGGTGTACCAAATGCCCAAAGACCACGACCTGGTGGTGTCCACTTTAATTCAAACATTCTCTGAAAGGCTTCTTGTGCAGACTTTTGTGCTTTGTTATCATTCCATGGCAAACGATTATCTTTAGCATGATTTTTTTGTACTGAATACATACCCTCAATTACACGACGACAAACTTCATGCCAGCGTTCTTTAGTTCCATCTTCTTTGACACGAGAATATGTACGAATAAATGTTATCTCTCCCAACGAGTTAGACCCTGCATCTGAGAATCCAAATGGTGCTGGAATTAATTGATATTTATTTACAAACTCATCTGACAAACGAAATGAAAATACACTTTCTGACATCTTATATACCTTTCAAAGTAAAATTAACTGGAGTACTTCATGATTTCTGAAGTAGTATCTAAGTATAACACACTTTAAAAAGAAAAACACGCTCACTAGGAGCGTGTTAATCTATAGTATAGAGTTAGTACTCTATTTTTTTATAAGTGCTATACTGTTAGATCTCCGATTAGTACCCAAGTATTAGCTGCACGCTTGATAAGTGTTGCTCCACCCCATTGTGCTCTAATCTTAAGTCCTGGAGTACCATTGACTGTTACACCGCCAGTTGCGACAACTGTGGTTTGTCCTGAGCCAACTTGCAAGATATCAATCTGTGTTCCTACTGGGAAGTTAACTGATGAATCAAGAGGAACTGTTAAGTTGTTAGCAGAACCAACATTCATTTCAACCATCTTTCCTCTATCAGCAAGAACAAGTGTGTATGATGCTGTTTGTGCATTAGTTGCAATTTCTGAGAGAACAACATTTCCTGTTCCAATTTCATCTGTAAGCATTGCTGCTAGGTTTGCAGATGATGGTGTTCCAAGGAATGTTGCTACACCTGTTCCAAGACTTGATAATCCTGTACCACCGTTAGCAGCAGTTAATGGATTTGTAAGTGTTAGAGTAGGTATTGTTACTGTTCCAGTGAATGTAGGTGATGCTGTGTTAGACTTTGCTGCGATAGCATTTGTTACTGTTGTTGAGAAGCTTGCATCATTTCCAAGAGCAGTTGCCAACTCATTAAGAGTGTTAAGTGCTGATGGCGCTGAGGCTACAAGGTCTGCTACTGCAGTTCCTACGAAAGCTGTAGTTGCTACCTGAGTAGTATTTGTACCAGCTGCTGCTGTTGGAGCTGTTGGTGTTCCAGTAAGTGCTGGGGAAGCAAGGTTAGCCTTGAGTCCAAGACTTGTTGATAATCCATCAATCTTAGACTGAGCAATAGCTGCTGTTGCACTTATATCTCCATCAACAATTGTTCCGTCAAGAATCATTGCTGAAGTAACAGTTCCATTTGGAAGGGTTACTGTTCCTGTAAATGTAGGTCCAGCTAAGTTAGCCTTTAGATCAAGGGCTGTTTGCTGTGCTGTAGAAACTGGCTTTGCAGAATCTGCTGTATTATCAACATTTGCTAAACCAACCATAGACTTTGTAATACCTGCTACAGTTCCAGTGAATGTAGGGTTTGCAATCGGAGCTCTAGAAGTATCAGTTGCGTGAACGTGATCTGCACGAGCATACTTTAATGATGTTCCTACTGCAGCAGTTCCATCCATTACTGGAGCTGAAGATGATGCTTGACCAACAACATATGCTGTAGTAGCAATCTGTGTTGTATTAGTATCTGCTGCAGCTGTTGTAGAAAGAGGTGTACCAGTAAGTGTTGGTGAAGCAAGGTTAGCCTTTAGGTCAAGTGCTGTTTGTGTAGCAGTTGAGATTGGCTTAGCTGCGTCAGTTGTGTTGTCTACATTTCCTAGACCTACCATTGACTTGGTAATACCAGCAACTGTACCTGTAAATGTTGGTGATGCTAGTGGAGCCTTAGCAGCAAGGTCAGATGTTAGGCCTGAAATCTTAGACTGTGCAATTGCTGCTGATGCGTTAACATCTGCGTCTACGATTGCTCCGTCAGCGATCATTGCTGATGTAACACTTCCAGAATCTGTTGTTAGAAGTGTTTTGTTAGATGGAATGCTTGTTCCATTAATTGATGTTGCTGTTGCTGATCCCAATACTGGGGCAACAAATGTCTTATTAGATAATGTTTGAGAAGTGCTTAAGTCTACAGTGGTTCCAGTATTAATACTGAAAACAGTTCCAGTTAGAGTTAAGCCAGTGCCTGCTGTGTATGTACCAGCTCCTGAGAACTGAACAAATTCTATATCATCTGTTCCGATAATGGCAGGAGTATTAATTTGTACATATCCAGTGTTAGCATTAACTGTACCTTGATCTACGAATACAAAGTCACCGCTATCAACTTCTGCTGCTGTGTCAAAGTCAAGTGCACGAGTTGGGGCACCAGAAGCAGCAACAACGTAAATACCGTTTTGCGATTTGGTTGTTTGATTCTTAACAAGAATACGATCTCCAGTAGCAAGAGTAACTCCGTCAAGAACGTCTCCATTTTCAACAGCAGTTGCAAGTGTTATGTTTGCTGTTGTAGCTGCCTTTACAGATGGATGAACGTGAAGCCCTTCTACTGCAGAATCTACATACTGCTTTGTTGCTGCATCATTAGCATCTGTTGGGGCAGCCAAACCTGTAATCTTTTGGCTATTTAAAGCAACGCTTGCTGTTGGAGCAGCCATTTGATCCAAACGACTTGTACGAACTTGTGTATCAAAGTTTGAAATTGTGCTAGCTGTCTGTGTACCAGTGTGGTTGGCACGGGCTAGTGGATCTGTAGCCAATTTAGACAAAGCAATTGCTGCAGAAGCGTTAATGTCTGCGTTTACAATAGTTCCATCTAGAATCTTTGCTGATGTTACTGCACCGTCTGCTAAATCTCCAGCAACGATAGTTCCATCTAGAATCATTCCTGATGTAACAGTTCCTGAAGGAAGAGTTACAGTGCCAGTAAATGTAGGTGAAGCAAGTGGAGCCTTAAGATCTAATGCAGTTTGTGTTGCAGAAGAAACTGGCTTGTTTGCATCTGTAGTGTTATCTACATTTCCTAAACCAACATCTGACTTTGTAATTCCAGTTGGTGTAGTAATTGATGGAGATGTAAGTGTCTTATTAGTAAGAGTTTGTGTACCAGTCAATGTAGCTACGGTTGAATCAATGTCAAGCGTAATTGTATTTGATGCGTCGTTGTATACCTTGTCTAGTCCAGTACCAGCAACAATTGCTGTATTTACTGCATCTTGTGAAAGTTCTGCAATATCTGCAGTATTTGCCTTCAAGTCAAGTGCTGTCTGAGTTGCTGTAGAGATTGGCTTGTTAGCATCTGTTGTATTGTCAACGTTACCAAGTCCAACCATTGCTTTTGTAATGCCTGCAACTGTTCCTGTAAAAGTAGGAGAAGCAATTGGTGCATAAGTGCTTGCTGCAGTTGCTGATGCAAGCTTTGCATCTAGTGCTGTTTGAGTTGCTGAAGATATTGGCTTGCTTGAATCTGATGTATTATCTACGTTTCCAAGACCAACCATAGACTTAGTAATACCTGAAACGGTACCAGTAAATGTTGGAGAATCTTTTGGTGCCTTAGCTGCAAGGTTAGTTGTTAGTGTTGCAGCAAAGTTTGCGTCATCACCAAGAGCTGCTGCAAGTTCATCAAGTGTATTGAGTGCTGCTGGTGCTCCAGCAATGACTGCATTTACCTGAGATGTAGCATCTGCGATAGCTTCTGACTTAGCAGTTGCAATTGCTGAAGCCTGTGCAGTAGATACTGGCTTATTGGCATCTGATGTATTGTCTACATTTGCTAAGCCTACCATTGACTTAGTGATACCAGCAACGGTACCGCTAAATGTTGGGTTAGTTGTTGGTGCCTTTGTATCAATCTGTGTTTGAATATTAGATGAAAGTCCATCAAGGTATCCAATTTCAGTATCTGTAATATTTGTAACACGAGCCTGAATTACTGTTGTATCTACAGAAACTGCTCCAGTTGCATCGTTGTATGAAAGACCAGTTCCAACAGCATTTCCTACAGCATCTTGTGCTCTTTCATCTGTAAAGTACTTGTTGTTTGATCCTTCTGAAAGGTTGTCTGTTGTAGAATCTCCAACTCCATTTTCAGCTGTGATTGTAAGACCATTCTTATTACCTGTAATAGTAATATTGGTCTTTGTTGCTGATGTTAGAAGGTTTGCTGCAGCAGTGATTGCGTCATCTCTAACAATAGTATCTTTATCATCTACATATGTCTTTGTAGCAACTGTTGAATCTATATCAAGCTTTTCTGTATCTGGATTCCAGTCAAGTCCAACTCCACCAAGAAGCGATTGATCAGCTGTCACATTTCCAACTAATTCGTCAACATATACTGTTGTTGCAAGGGGTGCTACTGCATCTGAAATCTCTGTATCAACATATACTGTTGTTGCAAGAGGTGCTACTGCAGTTGATATTGCTGATGTAACTGTTGAAATTTCTCCATCAACATAAGATGTTGTTGCAAGAGGAGCAACTGCAGCTGATATTGCTGATGAAACCCCTGTATCAACATAATTTTTTGTTGCAAGAAGTGAAGTGTCTGCAATTCCATGAATATTGGTAGTATCAGAGCTGTGTGCTGTAAGTGCTGCATCTGCAGCTGTTTCTGCTGTTTGTCTAGCTGTATTAACAAAAGACTGAGTTGCAAGAAGTGAAGTATCTGCAATTCCATGAACATTTGTTGTGTCTGATGAGTGAGTTGATAAATTACCACCAACTGTATTTAATACATCTGTAATTTCTGCATCAACATAAGATGTGTCTGCCTTTGTTCCAAGAGCAGTAGTAACAGTTGCTGCGAATGATGAATCATCATTAATTGCTGCTGCAAGTTCATTAAGAGTATTAAGTGCTCCAGGAGCTGAGTCAATAAGATTTGCTACAGAAGAATCTGTATAGCTTGCTGCTGAAGCTACTGCTGCATCACGAGCTGCTGTTGCCTTGCTTGTAGCATCAGCTGCTGCTGCAGATATTGCAGCTGCTTGTGCTGCGTTAGCCTTTGAAGTAGCATCTGCTGCTGCAGTTGATACTGAGGCTGCGTCGCCTGATACTCTAAGTGCTGCTTCTGCTGCTACTTTAGATGTTGCATCTGCTGCTGCAGTTGTAATTGCATCTGTTTCTGCCTGGTCTGCGTAAGATGTTAAAGCAAGTGTTCCAGAAGCATCTGGAAGACTTACAGTTCTATCTGCTGTTGGATCTACTACTGAAAGAACGGTTTCAAACTCGTTATTTGTTGCGCCTTCAAAAGTGACAACGTGTGCATCTGGAAGGTAGATACCATGAATACGTACAGTTCCACCAGTAGCAGTAATTTCTCCTCCATTGATTGTTGGAGTTGTAAGAGTCTTATTTGAAAGAGTCTGTGTTCCAGTTGTTGTAACCAATAGACTTGTATCAGCAATACCGTGAATATCTGTAGTATCTGCTTGGTGGTTTGATAGGTTTGTAGCAATTGTTGTAAAGAATGCGGGATCATCATTAATAGCAGCTGCCAATTCATTTAGTGTATTGAGGGCAGCGGGAGCACCATCAATAAGTGCTGTAACCTCTGCAAGAGCGCCTTCTCCATCTATGAAGTAATTAAGATCAACCCAGTGATTGATACCGTCACCAATTTTAAACTTGTTGGTGTCTATCTCAAAGCCAATTTCACCAGCGTTAAGTACTGGTCCATTACCTGAGTTTGTAGAAATCCATTGTGCAGCGGTTCCTTTACGCTGTTGCATTCTTGTTGCCATTTATTGCTCTCCCTTGGTGGTATGTAATAGTATTATAACAGATAATTAGTTAAAGTTATCTGTTGCCGTTCCTCCATCCCAGGTGTATTCCCAGGATGTTGTGTTATAGGTTCCTGCACTTACTAAAACTCCTGGCTCATCATAAGATCCGCCAGAAATAAAAGTACTAACAATTAATCCATTTCCATCAATTGAAGTGTCATGGATGTGATCTTGAAGAACTTCTGCATCTTCAAGAGTTGCAATTGCTAACCATTGACCGTCATAATAGACATGAACTCTTTGTGTTACATTGTCAAACCACAAATTACCATTTAAAGGAGATTGTGGAGGAGTATCTGAAACTGGAATAGATGGTGCTCCAGCTAGGTTATCAACATATTGCTTTGTTACCGCATGGCTTGGGCTTGTTGGTGTTCCTACAGTTACTGTTCCACCAAAGGATCCACCAAGGCCAACGATTAGCCCATTTTTGACTTTAAAATCTTTGCTATTCGTTGACACTTGGTTTCTCCTCTGTTAGATTAAGCTACTAGTGTTCCTACAACAGTAACTGTTGAATCATTGTACTCTGTGTCTACTAACAGCTGTACATTGCTTCCTGATACTGTTGCAGAGATTGCTGATAGTGAACCGTTAGTTCCTACAATGCCGTACTCTGTGATTGAAATATTGTCTGAAGAATCAAGTGTTAGAAGAACCTTTGAAATTTCAGTGTGTGTTGAGTAAGCAACCTTTACAAGGTATTCTGCTGAACGATATTCAGCCTTTGCAAAAGCGTGTGCTATCTGAACTCCTGCTGTTGGTGCTGATAGAGTTGCTGCAACCTGCTTAGCAACTGAGTTTAACTCAACTGCTGTAAAGTTTGGAACAACTGCTTCAAGAGCATCTACTGCTCTCTGTGCTGTAAAGTACTTGTTTGTTGTACCTTCTACAAGTTGGTCAGTATTAGAATCTGCTACACCGTTTTCTGCGGTAATAGTAAGTCCTGCACCTGTTCCTGTGATTGTAATGTTTGTAAGTGTTGCACCAGTCAAAAGACTTGCTGCTGAAGACTTAGCACGAGCATCTGTGAAGTACTGTGCTGTTCCTTCTGCTACATCAGATGTTGTAAGTGCATCTGCATATGCCTTAGCGTCTAGTTCTGCTTGGTCAGCGTATGCTTGGTAAGCAGTTGTAATTGCAGTTTCTCTACCATCTGTATAAGCATTTGCTGTGGTTACTGCATCTGATTCTGCTGTGTCAGCATATGACTGGTAAGCAGTTGTAATTGCTGTCTCACGGCCATCTGTATAAGCATTTGCTGTTGTGACTGCATCTGATTCTGCTGCATCAACATATTGCTTTGTTGCTGCACCAAGGTTTGCTGATGGATCTGCTGAAAGGACAAGAAGTCCAGTCATTGTATCGCCAGACTTTGCTACCTTTTCACCAATTGATGTTCCAATTGTTGAAGCAAACGAAGCATCATCATTGATTGCTGCTGCAAGTTCGTTAAGTGTATCAAGAAGTGCTGGTGCACCATTTACAAGGTCTGACACCTTTTGATCAGCATAAGCTTTAGCATCTACTTCAGCCTGATCTGCATAGTTTTGGTAAGCAGTTGTAATTGCACCTTCACGAGTATCTGTGTAAGCCTTTGCATCTGTTTCTGCTTGATCTGCATATCCTTGATAGGCAGTTGTAATTGCACCTTCACGGGTGTCTGTGTATGCCTTGGCATCTACTTCTGCTTGATCTGCGTATGCTTCGTATGCAGTTGTGATTGCTGTTTCTCTGCCATCAGTGTAATCATTTGCTGCTTCTTCAGCTGCTGCTGCTGCACCAATTGTATCCCAAAGACCAGTGTTAGCAGTTACTGCACGAGCATCAGTAAAGTACTTGTTTGTACCTTCTGCAAGATCGCCTGTGTCGTGGTTTGAAATGTCTGATACTGTACCAGTTACGTTACCTGTTACGTTTCCTGTTACGTTTCCTGTTAGATTTGCTGTGATTGTTCCAGCAGCAAAGTTTCCATTAGCATCACGCTTTACAACCTTGTTTGCTTCGTTAGCAGATGTGGCTGTTCCGCCAATAAGACTAACAATGTAGTCTTGGTCTGCTTGCTTCTTTGTAAGAACATCAAATCCGCCAACGGTAGCTGTTGCACCATCAACTACAAGACCATTCTTTACTTTAAAGTTTTTATTTACTGTTGCCATTTTTTATCTCCTTGTTGGTTATGCCTTTAAACCCATACGAGCAAATCGTACGGTTATAGGCGTAATACCCACTGCTGGCGTTACAGAAAGATTTACTGTATTCGCCACCCTAGAGACGCTAATGGTGCCAATATTCCCATCATTGTCTATTGTTCCATATTCGCTGACTGATACATCTGTACCGTCAACCAAAATTGTCATTTCTGTTGCGTAGAACTTATTATCTCCAGCAGTTGTCTTTTTGATGGAGATTATGTATTTGACCATGCGCCATGCAGTAGCATCAAAATTATCAATTACCGTTGCTGATTCAATACCGTTAACAGTATTTTCATTATTACCTGCAGAACCTAAGTCTGTTGATTGAGCAGAGGTAGTGTCAATTAGGTTTTCATAATCTGTCTGTGTAGGACGATCACCTGTTTGAAATGTTGACTTTATTGTGCTTATTGGGAGCTTAGCCATGTCCTAATTATAGCATATTTATATTAAAGTATATAATTACTGTAACCTATGATTTGAAGAGGAATTGGTGGAATAGCATTTGCTCCACCTGCCTCAATGCGGATTGCTGTTAATCTAATTCTAAAAGGAAGAGTAGAGCTAATAGCTACTTTTTTACTTGGAGCACTAATTATTGATGTCTTAATTGAAAATTCTTGTTCAATACGTTTTGTAAATATTGGTCTGTCTTCATAAATCTTAACAGTAGCCATTATGCAGTCACATCTTCAAGGACAATAAGTTTGCCTTGAGCTACCGTCCAAACTATTGCGTCTCCACCTAAAGAAACCTCAATATCAAATATATCATTGGTTTGAAGCACTGAAGTTTGACTTGCTGAGAGAGAAACTGTAAATTCACCAACTAGATCATCAGCATCTTGTATTGGAGTTAGTGTATGAATAAGTGTTGCTGTGTCAGTAATTTCACCAGGAACCACTGGATTGGTTGTTGGACGCTTAATCTGCATAGAAATATTCCAGTCAGGAATAACCAAAGGAACTTTAGCGTCATCAGTTAAATAAACCTTAAATGCTGCTGTGTCACCCTTAACAAAAGTCCAATTTACGAATGGTGGTCTTTCACCAATATCGTATGTAGATGCTTGTCCTCTAAATGTAGCCATTTTTATATTATACCACGATGAAAACAACAAATAAAATAATTTAAAAAAATATTACAAAAACTTGCCTTTTGGGTCAATTTCATGTTATACTTAGATAGTGCTACCAACGGGTAGCATCTTTAGTCTCTAGGAGGTTATTATTATGAGAAGAGATAAAAAGATTTGGATTGGAATCCTTGCTGCACTGGGGCTAATTGCACCACTAAGTAATGCAGCTAATGCTTTAAGTACTGAAAATAATCTGAGTAAACCAGCTATAGCTGAACCTTCAACCGCCAAGGCGGTTTTTTTGGTTTCTAAGCCTAAAAGTTTGGTAGCAGTAAAAAAGAACCTAGATGTTCTACATAAATATCAAGATGCTGTTAGTCTTACAGATCGTCAACTAAAGGAATTGCTATATGCCGTTGGTTTTCGTGGCCAAGGCTTGGTGAAGGCTTGGGCTGTAGCCAAGAAGGAGTCTAACGGACGACCACTGGCTTTTAATGGCAATGTAAAGACTGGTGATAACTCTTATGGAATATTCCAAATTAATATGCTTGGAATGTTAAAAGAAGGTCGTCAGGACAAGTTTGGAATAAACTTTAATAGTGAGCTTTTAAATCCTGTTATTAATGCACAGGTTGCATATCATATGAGTAACGGTGGAAAGAATTGGTCTGCTTGGAAAGGTATGACTCCAAGAACTAAGTTCTGGATGTCCAAGTTTCCTGCCTAAGTTTACCCAAACTTACTACTGCTAATATGATTCATTTCAATATGATTTATATTAAAATGGCTTGGCAACTCTGAAACCCATCTAATAGACTCCGCAAGATCTTCAGCAGTTAATGCTATGTCACGTTTTTCTACTTGTGTGTCAATTGTTCCTGGGCATATTTCAGTAACCTTAATTCCGTATGCAGGGAACTCTAGCCTCATTGTATCAACTAAAGCCATCATGCCTCTTTTGGCATTAATATAATTTCCACCGCTGCGATATGGAACTTTTCCTCCTAAAGAGCTGACAAATATTATTGTTGGAGAATCAGACCTTTGCATACATGGAACAAAAAGCTGAGATAGATACATTGGTCCAGATACATTTATTTCGTATGCTATTCTAAAGTTATCCATTGTTTCATTAATAAGCATTGTTGGACCTGATCCACCGCCTGCGTTGTTTACTAAAAGATCAAGTGTAATGTCTTTATATTTTTCAAAAAATGCTTTAATTTCATTAGGATTTGTAATATCCATCTTATATGTTTCAACATTATCTGATACAAGCTCATTGACCTTAGAAAGGTTTCTAGAGACAGCTATTACCTTGTAGCCACTCTCAGAAAGAAGTTTTACTGTAGCATAGCCAACGCCCTTGCTAGCCCCCGTTACTATAGCTGTTTTCATCTATTGTCCGTAGGCTGTGTACCGCCAGATAAATCGTTATACCAGTGCATAGGGATCATGTACTTAAAACCACTTTTTACAAGGTGTGCTGTATGATGATAAGGAGGAGAGGATGGGAATATAATTACGCTTCCAGCCTCTGGTTTAATTCCTATTGTTATTCTATCTGAGTCTTTTGATACATCATAGTCTTCTTCTGGCTTACCCTGAATAATTGGAGCATCTGGAGATTCTATTGTAAAGGACAACTCTCCACCCTCATAATCATCATTTAAATAAATAACTAAGGAGTATCTAAGTCTAGTGTCGCCTTCTTGTTGGTCAAAGTGTGCACCCATAAAAGTTCCAGCGCTGTACTTTTTAATGTCAAAAGCTGGAAGAATCATTGGCTCCTCCATGTCTCCTTTTGATACTGCATAGTCTTTACAGACATTGTAAAATAAGTCAGTAATTGTGTTATATATATAACTAACAGGGTTGCTATCTTTATCTGCCGTTTTTTCAAAATCAGATGGCTCAATAGTTTTTTGAGAACCATATAGATACATTTCTCCACTACAGGCTGTCCACTCATTCCACTTAGTTAAAGAAGTTCCAAAGTCTTCATTCTCAGTGGACTCAATGATCTCTATAAACTTTTTTGGATCTGGGATTGCATTTTTATAATAATATATGTTTTCTTCAAGTATTTCTCTTTGCATTACATTACTCCCATGTTAGATTTTTGAGGATACATGTCCATGTGGTTATGTATCCAGTGTCCAGGAACCATGTACTTTACACCAGACTTTACGGTATGCGCTGTATGAAAGTATGGTGCATATGCTGGAAATATAATTACGCTATTTGCTTTAGGCTTTACTCCAAAATCTATTGCTTTGTTGGCAACAGCAACATCATAGTCTAGGTCTACATGAGGGGCACCGCTAACCCATCCTTCTGAGCTATTCCATCCTCCGTCATAGTCTTTTAGCTGGAATGATATTTCTCCACCTTCACAGTCATCGTTTAAGTACATCACCAAAGAATATCTTAATGTTTGATCACCGTCTAACTGATCAAAGTGTGCGCCCATGGCCATACCAGTATTGTATTTTTTAATATTAAAAGTTGGGAACAGTCTAGGTTCATCAAAATCACCAAGAGAGGATGCGTAGTCTTTACATACATCATATAGAGTTTTCATTATTGCATCATATACGTATTTGCTTTTTTCAGCTACTTCACCATCTATTCTGCTTATTTGATTTAAGTCAAATGTTTTGGTTTCTCCATATATAAAAGTTTTATCGTTAGATGATGTCCAGCTATTCCAAAGATTAACCTCTGAGTCTTCTGGTGTGCCAAGTTCGTCAAGATCTTTAAGTGTTTTTTGAAAGGTTTCAAAATTCTCTATTGCATCTGTATAGTAATAAACCTTTGGGTCTAGCTTTTCTACATTCATCTTTTCTCCTTAGTATTTATTATTTTCATAAAAATCTGTTATCTTAATAAAACCAACCAAAACATACCTTATTGGACCTTCTCCAACATGTTTAACTCCGTGCTCAAACTCTTCATTTCCTGGAAAAATTAAAAGCGATCCTGGTTTTGGTCTTAAAGAAATATCTTTATTTTTAAAGAAAAGCTCTCCGTTTACATAGTCATCATTTAGATATAAAATAGCAGCATACTTGATTGATGGATCTGTATGTTGATCTGTATGTGATTTTAGCTCAACTCCTGTTTGCATTCTTTGTATAGTTGCAAAACCGCTTAAATTTAAAGAATTATCTGCTTCTAAAACAAGTTTGTCAAGTCTAGTATATATTGTTTTATATATTGGATCTGAAGATATGTTTAAGTTTTTATCTTCCCAGCCCTGTGTTATTTCAAATTTTCCTTCAGCAACCAGATTATCAACATCGCTTCTTCCAAACTTTTCTAAACAAAATCTTTTTAAATTAGACAAATACTCAATATACCAATCATCCTCTGGTGTTTTGTTTATAAGATCAAGGATGTAGTCTAGCTCCTCTTTGTGTAAATAGTCTTCAATTAATAAAAGGTCAGGTACTATTTCTTTTACATTAAAGTTATTTTCCTTTAATTCTTTTTCTAAAAAATTAGCCATTTTTATAATTCTTCTGCCTTATATTTGTTTCCGTCTTTATCAAGCTTCCAGCCCTGCTTTAGAAGTTCTTGCCATTCTGCTCTTTCAATTTCTTGCTTGGCTCTGGTTTCTTTCATTTCTTCTGCCCAAGCATCTCTAACTTCTTGAGGATAAGCATCTTCTTCTCTATCATCCCAAAAAGATCCAATTGTATATCTTACTCCACTTTCTATTAAAGATACTTCGTGCATATTATTAAATCCCCCGTCAAAAACAGCAAGCATTCCAACTTTTGGTTGAATCTCTATGTTCTGATCTGGGAACCTCAAAAGCCCACCTGTAAAATCATCGTTTAAATATAAGAATCCTGCATATCTGCTTCTTGTAAATGCTCCAGAGTTTCCGTGTTCATCAGTATTGTCTGAATGAATTCTTGCATATGCTCCTGGCTCCCATTTTTGGGTGTGGTATCCAATTTTAGAAATTGTTTTTGGATCAAGATCATGAACTGATGCTATTGCCTCTGGCATTTTTGCTTCAATGTCTGAAAAAATAGTTGGAGGCAATCCAGCATCAAGTACTTCTTGATCATTATCTTGTGGTAGAACAGAAGAGTATGATTCATAGAATGATATAGGCATCCAAGAAAGCGCTCCGTTATCTGCTTGAGCATCTAGGGCTTGAATCATTTTTTTACACTCTTCACTAGTAATAAAATCTTCATAGATAACGATATCTTTTGTTATTCTAGTTTTATTATTTAGATTCATTGTAATCTTACTCCATTTTCTATAACGTCTCTTTGTGGATGATCTAGTCTAAACTGTTTGTGTAATTCGGGTTGCATTTCTGCCCAAACCTCTTTACCAAATTGTTTTTCTTTTTCATACCACTCGTCGGATCCTTTTTCATATTTTTGCCAGTACATTCTTGCTAAAAATTTATTTTTATTATAAGCTGGCATTACACCATGAAGATAAGGCTTTCCATCTTCTGTTAAATAGTCTGGGTGGCCTGATGGAAACACCAACATATCTCCTGCTTCTGGCTTATATTTTACAAGTTTGTCTCCCATTACAAAGTCAACTTCTCCGCCTTCATAATCATCATTAAAATAAATTGTACAGGTGATTACAAACTTATATCCTGGAGCATCTCTTTGCTCTCTAGTATAGTCTGAATGATAGTTCATTCCAACTTTTTGATTACTATCGCTTACGTGATATTTTCCTATTGATCCACCTGACCATTGCCATGTTGGAGTTGTATATCCTTGTTCATCTATAGAGATTGCATCTTTGTCTACCTCTATGTTATTTCTGTTAATATAGTCTTCTGTAACTAGAAAAAAGTTGTCTAGCATTTCTATAAAAAAGTCTTGTTGTTCTTTTTGAGTTATTGTTGTTGGCTGAAGCTCTTTTATATTGGCATAAGGCATCATCTGATTAAAAGAAGGGAATATTGGACTTAAATATTCTCCAAAATGAGACCACTTGGTCCATGGACTAAAAAGTCTATCTTCTGACTCTACCAATGAGTCTGTTAAAATTTTGTAAGACTTCTGAATATCCCTAAACATGTTTTTATAGACAAGAATATTGGGATAAATCTCTATTGGCTCAAGGTTTTGTTTTTCCATTTACGGTTTCCTGTCCCCTGTGTGCTCTGTAATTTCCCAAAAAAATGGGCAAGTAAACCTAAGTCCACTTTTAATCTCTGTTACTCCGTGAATGTAATTCATGTCACCTGGAAAAAAGTAAGCAGCACCTTTCTTTGGCTTAAACTGAACTCCTTGGTTTGGGAAATATAATTCGCCACCTTCGTAATCTTCGTTTAAATAGAAAAGGCTTGAAAGATCGTAGTTTGGAAAATCATTTGGCAATCCAGCATCTGGCCCTTCATGCAACTCTTTGTCAGCATGAGGTTTTTGAAATTGTCCTGGAAGCCATTTAACAATAGTAGTTCCAGTTGGAGTTACTTTAACTTTATAAAATTCTTCTACAATTGGCTTAAGTCTTTGAAATAGTCCCGCTATTACTGGCGAGATTGATGGGTCATTTTTATCTAATGTTGGCTGTGTTGCAACTCTATCTTTCCAATAGTCAGAGTCGTAGACTACTGTGCCGTTTTCATTGACATGGCTTTCTGTAACATCCCAAATTGTTAAAGACTTTGCAGCCTTTTCTAAAAAATCCATTTCTTCTTGAGTCATAAAGTTTTCAAGCTCTACAATCATTTCTTTTCCACTGCCAAACCAACCAGAAGGTGTTAATGAAGGCTTTCTAACTACAACAGAAGCGTTTATATTGTCCATAATTAGATTATACCATTTCCTTTTTCTTTTGTGTTGTCCTTAACAGAAAGACGCAAAACCTTGGTTTCATGAGAGCCAACACTCTCACCTTTTTCATTTATTGCGTCCCTATACCAATCAGTCCACTTACCTGATTTATTAATTTCTTGTGCAGCTTCACCATATGATTGATGTGCCATCTGTCTTTTACGATCTGGATCTGAATAGTCAAAAATTTCAATAACGCTATTATCCATAGCAGATAAAGAAACTGGAACTATAGTGGCCAAAGGGGTTCCAGCTTTTATTGTTATTTCTTTATTAGCTGACCTTGCTTTAATTGCTAAAGGAAATGCAGTATCTAGCCATGAAGTGCTTATTAAGGAAGACATTGTTTCAAAATCTTCATTAAAATAGTTTACTGGATTAATAGTAAACATACTAACATCTTTTTCAGTTCTAAAAGTTAGTCCTGTGTGGAAGCTTACAGTAGATTGACCTCTGCCAGTATAGGTTATATCTGATCCTTGCAAAATAGTAACGTTATCAGAGCTTGTGTCATTAATTCCATTCCAAATAAAAACAATATCATCTGTACATGAAAGATTCCAACCAATCATATTTGCCTGTGTAACTGGAAAACACCTATAAGCATGTTTTTCTGGAGTCACATCCATCCAATCTCGTTTTATTGACATTGGAGAGATTATAATCTTTGAATCTAAAGATCTTTCAACAGATATATTTAACATTATTCTTCCTCTGCAACATACATTTCTGGTGTATGGAACTTTTTGTTATAATCAAGCATAGTTACGATAGAGTATTTTGTACCAGCATGTACTGGCATAGCTCTATGAGGATACATAAAGTTTGAAGGGAAAATAAAAAGATCTCCAGCTTCTGGCTTAACTGTAAGGTTCTGTAGTCTAAAGTACAGCTCTCCGCCATCATAGTCATCGTTAACATATGCAACTAAAGATACTGTACAGTTATAAGAAAACCCATGATCATGATGCTCTTGAAAGTGTTGTCCTGGACCATATTTAATGAAGTTAAATGCTTCCCAGTACTTTAAATTCATAATGTTAAACTGTTGTCTATAATCTTCAACTGCTGGAAACTGTGCATCATAAACATCTTGCCATAAAGATTGAAGGTTTAATGATGTTTCGCTAGTGTCGTTTTCAATGTCTGTTTTTTTAAACTTAAAGTCATTGCAATCTCTATACTCTGGCATTAATTGCTTATAGCCAACATATGCTGGATACCAGTGATAGCCAGTTGTGTCACCTTCTGGCTTTAAGTTTGCCTCAATTCTTTCAATTACTTTAATTTCATCCTTTATTACATTTTTATAGCAAATGATTCCATTGCCGTAGTCTATCTTATCTGTCCAAGTTTTCATTATTACCCCTTTTATTTGTATTCTCTTCTAGACCAAACTTTATTTTTATAAATACCGCCGTCTGGTTGGCGGAAAAGTTTTACATTTTCGGTTCTTTCTTTGTATATTGTTTCTGAGTCTAATATTTCTAACTGATGATCCCAGTTTTCTCTTTTAAATGGCAATATCTGCATATACGGTGTTCCTGCTGGAATAGTTCCTTCCCAATCCTTAATTAAAAAAAATGGAAAAGTTCCAAGCTGATGAACTTTATCACTATCAACAACCCCTGTAGTATTTAAAAAAGGTAAATCAAACCTATTCATTGGTTGCATGAATAGAGCACTATATCCATCTGGTAACTGTAATCCCCAATCAGAAAACCAGGCAAAATGAGTTTTATGATAGCCCTTTGGTTGTTCAAATTGTGCCATTTCTGATCTTTGCGTACAAAAATCTTTGTGTTTTTGATCATCAATTTTAACGTCTATTATTCCATACGCATTTTTAAAAAAAGTAATATCACATGGAGTTTTTAAAACATAGCCTGTTGAAAAAGCATCCATAATTGCTGGGCAAGCTTTCCATGTTGGAATTTTTCCATAATCGCTGGTTGTACCTTCTTTTGGAAAAGGGCAAACTTGTGCTGATGCTTCGTAGTATTCACCATTAACTTTTTTTGCAAATCTATCTGCTTTTTTATACCATTCTGGAATCGTATCCTGTGTTGGTGAAGGAACAGACTTGCTATCTTTGTTTAGCCATGGCCTAAAAGATCTAAAAACTACATTTTGTGAATTCATAGATTTTACTTGTGCCCTAGTTCATTTATATCTGTCATAACAACAACACAATATTTTGTTCCTGACTCCATAGGCAGAGAGGCATGCTCGTATATGTAGTTAGATGGAAAAATTGCAATGTCTCCAACTTTTGGTTTATAGACTAAGTTGTCTAATCTTGGAAACTTTAGATCTCCTCCAACATAGTCATCATTTATATATATTACAGCAGAAACGGTGCAATTATATGCTGGACCGTGATCAGCATGAATATTAAAGTGTGTTCCTACACCTTCATATTTTACAAAGTTAAATGCCTCATAATACACTACACTTATTCCCCAGTATTTAGCATAGTCATCTATACAGTATTTTAGTTTTTGATATATCTCTTCATGTAGATCTAGTAGATGCTCATTGTCGCTATTTCGTGGTCCTAAATTTTCTTGCTTGTACTTAAAATCAACGCAGTCTCTTGCTTTTTTAATTGGGTTTGGAGAATTTGTAACTGTAGCATCTGACCAATTATAAACTTTATCATTTCCAAGGTTTGACTCTAAAGTGTTAATGTATCTGTTAGCATCATCTAAAGAAAATGTATTTTTATACATGTGTAGACCTAAAGCTAAATTTTCAACAGAGATTCCATTATCTAAAAATCTTTCTGCTACACGATTAGAAACAGTTTCTGACCTGTCTTTAGTAAACCAAGGATTTTTATTTTCATCTTGTTCATACATTAAATATACCCCCCAATAATTTAATTTAAGTATACCATAATTCAAGTAAAACTTTTTTAACAAAAAAAACCCTAATGAATGTTTTATTTAAACAAACACTAGGGAATTTTTATCTCTTAGACGAAGAATCCTCCACCTGGTGATCCGAATCCTGGGAAGAACGGTCCAACGAATCCTGGGAAGAACGGGAAGAACGGTGGGAAGAATGGAGGTAGTGGTGCAAATGATGGGAAGAACGGGAAGAACGGGAAGAACGGTGGGAAGAATGGGAAGAACGGTGGGAAGAATGGGAAGAAAGGAGGGAAGAATGGGAAGAATGGAGGGAAGAAAGGTGGGAAGAAAGGAGGGAAGAACGGAAAGAATGGAGGGAAGAACGGTGGGAAGAAAGGAGGGAAGAACGGGAAGAATGGAGGGAAGAATGGCGGGAAGAATGGTGGGAAGAAAGGAGGGAAGAAAGGAGGGAAGAATGGGAAGAACGGTGGGAAAAATGGTGGGAAGAACGGTGGGAAGAATGGTGGAAAGAATGGTGGGAAGAACGGAGGAAAAAATGGAGGGAAGAATGGAAAGAATGGAGGAAAGAATGGACCAAAAGTAGAAACAACAGGATTAGACGCTGCAGATGCAAGAGATGTTCCATTTGCATTTGTTGCGGTAACAGTATATGTATAAGTTCCTGCTGCTACTTCTGTAAATGCAATAGGAGATGATGCGCTTGTTGCTGTACGCCCAGAAGTTGATGTTGCTGTAAATATTGTTACTGATTTATTTCCATTATTGTTAGCTGTAAATGGAACAGAGACAACTCCAGAAGTTCCTCCAGATGCTGTTCCAATTGTTGGAGCTTGTGGCACTGATGTTGGTGCAACTGCGTTTGATGCAGCTGATGCAGATGAAGTTCCTGCTGCATTTGTTGCGGTAACAGTAAATGTGTAAGAGGATGAAGGTGCTGTATTTAATCCTGCAACAACAATTGGTGAAGATGATCCTGTGTTAGTAAATCCACCAGGTGATGAAGTAACTGTATAGGTAGTTATTGGAAGCTTACCATTAAATGTTGGTGCTGTAAAAGTTACTGATACTTGTCCAGCATTGTAAGCTAGATTTCCGCCAACATCTGTAGCGGTCCCAATGGTTGGTGGTAGTGGTGCTGACTTACTTTGCGCTTCTACGACACCAGGCTTTTTAGGACTCATAGCAGTAATTGTACCATAAGATTATACAGTTTTTGATATTTTACCTAACAGATATATAAATAGATTTGGCAACCATTGAAGCATCATTATCTGTCAATATTTGTGGCAACCCACCATAGTTTCTAACCATGTCATTTTCTATAAAAAAGGTGTGCTCTAGTGACATGTCGTATGAGAACTGATATTTTAGGTTTCCAGCAAAGGTAGTAGGCCAAAAATCAGACTCTGGTATATAGGTTCTAAACCAAACCTCAGTGTTGTTGGTAAGGGTAGTTAGAATAATATCATAACGTACTGTTACAATTGATCCCACCTTTAGTGCTTTAAGGTTGATTTTTTGTGATTGTGAATTATATAACGAAACGTTATTTTCGGGTAAATAAAGTTCATTGTTCTTGCCCCTACAATCAAAGCTAAAGCTAACCCAGCCATCATTTCCTTTTGTTGCACCAAGAGTAATATCTTTTTGATCTTTATTTGTATAAAGAGCCCAACCAGTTCTTTGACCTGATGGAGACAAGCTGCTTTCTCCTGCTATTCCATCCCTACCGTTTTTTCCATCTTTACCAGGTTTTCCAGGCTCTCCCTGTGGTCCTTGTTTACCTTCTGGTCCAGAATCGCCTTTATCACCCTTTGGGCCCTGCTCTCCTTGTGGTCCAGGTACAGCTATAAAAGAAACTGACTGCTCAAGTTGATAAGAGTTGTTTACATTATCTGAATATTTTTTAGACTTACCTGGAAAATCCATGCTAGTTGACATGGACTGATTTTATTTCTTTACCTTAAAAACCTTTTTTCCAATTTTTATAACTGGTGGAAGGTTTGTTTGAGATGTCTCAACTTTAATGACTGGCATTATAAACCTCCAGGGGTTATGTCACCCAGAACACAAATTGTTCCAAGTACTGGAGTCCAAACAGTTGGTTCTATATCATCTTCTCCAGCGGGTATGGTTGCCTGTAGGTCAAATGGTAATTCAGATACTATTGAAGTATATTTTGTTCCCCAGTTTTTTGTAAGATCTGCTGATGCAAAAATTGTTACGGTATGACCAGAGATATTGACTGCTAGCTCATCAAGAAAATCACCAGATACGTCATAGGCAGTTGCTGCAAAGTCCCAATCCTCTATGTCCCAGCCAGTGGATTCATCATCTTCAAGAAATTGAACAGCTAGGCTTGATGAATCTCCACGAACAACTGTCCACTGTATGTGAGCTGGAGTTGCTCCTAATTTTTCTATTGCTGGGGTGCACATATGATTGATTATACCATAAAATAAAGCTAGTACTCAGACGCAGTGGGGTGGGTTAGAATCTGAGTACTAGCAGACTTAA